GCGTCCCATTTTGGTACGTGACGACCGAGACACTGGGCGTGTACACCACCACAATCAAATCCGGGACAGGGTCGGACTTCGTGAACGACGCCGGCGCTTCCTGGACCAAGGTCGTCGCATCGGCGGCCCAGCCATGGTACAGGTTGCCGCCGAACTGTTGCAGCACATCCGCGCGCCATCCCGAAATACCATTCTTGCCGAGGACCGCTGTGCTGCTGGCGCCGTCGCCCGTCAGCACGCCAAACCACGCGAGGGTGTGCGCCCCAGCGAATCGCAACACCGCCGGGTCGTCGCCGACGTGGATGCGTTTTCCACTCGCGGGAATAACGATCGCAAGGTCGCCGCCCACCGTATCCCATGCCGGATCGCCCTCGGTCACGATTCCCGCGATCCCGCTGGGAGAATAATCTCGCAGCGCGCTGCCGCTGCCCTCGACGCAGGGCACATATAGCTTGCAGCCCGAGGCTAGTGGGTTGTTCACCCGCCAGTTCGCAGCAGTAGGTTTCGCGGGCATGGGCATGGCTGGCTCCTAGTACAGCGCCAGCACATCCAGTCCGCCGTCGCTACCGGTAGACCAAACGCGCTTGACTGCGAGCGAGTGCACGACGCCGGCGGCGAGATTGGCGAAGGTGACAACCGTGCCGTCGGCCATGGTGACCTTCAGGTCGCCGGCGACACCCAGGTAGAGCCCGCGCGTGGCGCCGCCATCGAGGTTCGAGGCGTCATTGGGTGTGACGGCTACTGCGCCGCGGACCGAGGAACCGTCGACCCGCATTCCGCCGGTGACCTCCTGCCACTGCGCCGGGGCGCCGGAGAGCCCCGGAGATGCCTGCGCGTATCCGTCCAAAGGTTGACTGGGATTCATCGTGATGGCTCTTTCGCGTCATGGGACCGATCGGTCGGATCGGTCCGATCGGTCGGATCTACACCCGCTCGCCGCGGGCCAAACCATTGCGGATCGCGTCGACCACGTAGTCGAGCGACGTGCCGGCCAGCAGCGTGACGTAGGCCAGCGTTTCGCCGGCCTCGTGGATCACGTCGCCCACGGGGAGCGAGCGGGAAAGGGTCACGTGGATGCGGGAGGGATCGTCGCCGTCGGCGATCTGACCTGCGCATTTTGCCGCCTGCGTTTGCGCTTCGGCCAGCAGCTCGCTGAGCTTGTCCTTGAGCGCGGAAACCTGGTCCTCGATGGATTCGACCGCCTGGTCGAGCGACGCCTCCAGGATGCTCACTTGGTCGGCCAGGCCTTGCAGCGCGCGGGTGCCGGCGACGATCGCCGATTCACGGTCGGCCAGTGCCGCGGCGGCGGGATCTACGACTGGTATGGCCGGCGGCGGTTCGACCGCGGGACTTTCCTCCGCGGCCTCGACCACGGGCGTCAGTTCGACGATCGGCGTGGGGGCCGGCGTCTCGATCACCGGGGCCGGCTCGACAACGGGTGCGGCCTCGACAATGGGTGCGGCCTCGACGACCGGAATGGGCTCGACGATGGGCGCTACCACCGCCGCGGCCTCGACAACGGGAGCGGCCTCGACGACCGGAATGGGCTCGACGATGGGCGCTACCACCGCCGCGGCCTCGACGACGGGTGCGGCCTCGACGACCGGCGCGACCTCGGCGACAACGGGCGCGGCCTCGGCGACGGGCTCGGCCTCGACGACGGGCTCGGCCACCGCGGCCTCGGCGACGATCGGCGCGACCTCGGCGACGATCGGCGCGGGTGCCGGCGTCTCGACCACCAGGGGCAGCTCGACAATAGGCGCGACTTCGGCGACCACCGGGGCCGCCGGCGAAATTTCTTCGGGCATGGGATTAGTCCCTGTTTGCGTTTTGGTTTTCAGATCGGTCCGATCGGTCGTTCACCTCAGCCGGCTGAGCCGGCTTAACTGCAGCCACTGATGAGGTGAGCGCACTCCGTATAAAGAACTTTTTCGTGCACCTGGTTCCTTACGCGAACCACGTCGCCGCGGATCGTCTCGTCTCGGTAGGTCTCGATCGTGCCGCCGATCTGCGAGCCGTCGGAGCCCCAGTGGAACGTGCGGCCGAGGCCCGGCTCGCGGATGTCCTGGCTGGTGCAGAGCCGCGCCACGGAGCAATACGAGTCGCTCCAAATGTTCGCGAAAACCGTCGCCTGGCCCTCCTTCGCGGTGTTTTTGCTCGCGCCGGCGACGAGGATGTAATCCACGTCGAACACCGACGCGAGTAGCTCGCGGGTGATCTCCGAGGCCCGTCGCGATTGGCCGGCGCCGGCGGAGGTGATCGCGTCGACCACCTGGTCGATGGTGCGGAGGGCCATGAACTTCGCGTAACTCATAATCAGCGCGTTCGGCCACAGGCCGCAGCCGTTCCAGACCTTCACCTTCGCGGAGTTCACGTCGGTGATAGGTACCGACGTGGCATGATTGGTCTGGGTCCAGGTGACCGCGGCCGCCGTGGTTAAGGCCGAACCGGTCCAGGTCGTGGAGTTGAAGATCGCCGCCGCGGTGCGGATCTCCTGCGCCCGCAAAACGATGTCGTAGGCGCGCGCCGCCGAGATCTGCTCGGCGTTGAAAAAATCGGCGTACATGGCCGCCTCGGCGTCGTCTATGGGCTCCTCCCACCCATGTTCGATGGTGGCAAAGGTATCCGTGGTGAACGTAAACTTGCCGCGGTTGTACGCGGAGCCGGGAGCGCGGACGGTCTCCGGCTGGCTCAGCAGTTGCTCGACCGGGATGCGGCCGAAAGTGCCCGATGACTTGGCAACCTCGAACACGGGGAGGACTTGCGCGCCGATAAAACCGTTTCTGTCGTTAGCCAAAGAAAACTCCTCGAGGGAGCCGGCCAACTCGGGACGCAGCGTGGCCAGACTGGAAGAGGGATGGGGCATGATTGCCTCCTATGTGCGGGATTTTCAGGGTTCAGGGTTCAGGGGTCGGGGTATTTAGCCCCCGGTGAATAACCGGGGGCTAAGTAGGTGCTCAGCCTTTTACGTCCAGCAACATCGTGATGCTGTTGATCCTGCCGATGACGGCGGTGCCGGTGGCCGAGTCGACGTAGGCGATCGTCAGCACCACGTCGAGAATGTCGCCGGCGGCGACGTTCGTCGGCGTGATCGTGAAGTCGATGTTGGCGGCGGTTACGCTGTTGATCGTTGTCGCGGCGGTGGCGCAGATGTCGGTGGTCGGATCGCCGCTCTCGCTCACCAGCGCGTCGAGCGTGCAGGAGGTTCCGGCTACGGTGGTCTTCATGCCGGCATTGACACGGAGAGTGATCGTCTCGCCGGCGACGTAATGCACCGGGATCACGAACTGGAAGCCGATCGAGCGGGAGCCGGTGAGCGTCTTCACGTCGCCGGTCTCGATCGTCGGGCAGGCGGTAAGGTGCGTGCCGTAGACGACGGCCAAGTCATCGTTCGCGCCGGTGGCGATGACGGCGCGCGCGCTGGGCGAATCCCACACCGCGAGGTCCATGATCTTGATTTTGTGCGGCTGCAAGTCCTGCTGTGTGATCGCCGAGCGGGCGATGGTGGTGGGCAGCGCGGCCGCGGCGGGGACGTATTCGACCACGTCGCTGCTAGCGGTGGCCGCCTCGAGCGCTAGGCCGCAGACCACCGTGCCGGTGTCGTCCACGGTGCCGTTGGCGCCGGCATACAGGCCGGCCTCGGCGGCGAAGGTCGTCGCAGCGACGCCCTTGAGCGTGCCTTGCGCGCTAATCAGCACCACGGCCACCGACTCGTTGGCCGCGAAGGCCGCGTTGGCCGTAACGCCGATGCAATCGGTGTCGGTCGTACCGCAATACGCGAGCACGCCGCTCGAAAGCCGCACGCGGCGATGAATGGCCAGCGCGCCGCCGGCAAGAAAAGTTTTGGTTCGTCCTTCAGTTTGTTGGGACATTACAGTTATCCTCGGGGAAAGGGATTTGTTGGTGGTTGCTCTCTGATCCGACCGATCCGACCGATCCGACCTATTTGATCGACGCCGCCTTGCCGCGGGCGTGGCCGTTCGCGGCGTTGTAGGCCGCGAGGTATTCCTCGTGCAGCTCGGGCTGCTCGCGTACCACGGCCTTGATCACCGCGGCCTGCGAGAGCCGCGGGTTGGCGATCTCTTTGGCGACCAGGGCCTGGTGCCAGGCGGCGATCGGATCGCCGGCTTTATCGTCCGGCTGGCCGTTGCCGTTGCCCAACGGCGGCACGCCGGGGGTTCTCTTCGCGGCCTCGGCGGCGGCCTTGGCCTCGGTGGCTTCGGCCCGGGCCCCTTCGAGCCGGCGGGCCTGCTCGGCCATCCAACTCGACTGGGCCGCGGGCAGCGTGGCGCTGGCTTCGAGCTGCTGACAGATGAATTCGCTGTCGGCGCCAACCAGGCCGGCCTTCAACTCGGCGAAGGTGGCGGCGATCGGGGCGGCCGGAGCGGCGGGCGCCGCCGGCGGGGTATTCTTGTTCTCGGACATCGTGGCTCCCTGATTTGCGAGAAGGGATTTTGGAAGATTCGTAAAACGGGTCACATCGACGGCCGCGGCGATCGCCAGTTGCGTGGTTTTGCGGTCCGCGAAACCCAGCGCGACCGCCTCGTCGGGCGACATCCAGGTTTCCGCGTCCATCAACGCGGTGATCTTCTCCGCCGACTGCTTCGTGCGGGCGGCGTAGATGCCCACGATCTGCTGCTTGATCTTGTCGAGCACGTCGGCCATCTGCCGCAATTCATCAGCCTCGCCGGCGACGATTTGCGCCGGGTTGTGAATCATCACGAAACTGCCGTCGGCCATCTCGATCTCGTCGCCGGCCATCGCCACCACCGAAGCCATCGAGCCGGCGATGCCGTCCACGTGGACGGTGACCTTGGCCGCGTGCTGTTTGAGCACGGTGTAGATCGCAACACCCTCGAAGTAACTCCCGCCCGGGCTATTCAGCCGCAGGTGAATCCGATCGAGCGGGCCGAGGTCTCTCAGCTCGCGGACGAACTGCTCGGCCGAGACGCCCCAGTAGCGGTCGATCACATCGTAGAGCACAATCTCGGCCTCGCGGCTGCCGGCCTCACAGCGGATCGAAAAGGGTGGTTCGTTCATGCTTGCTCCATCAGACCGATCCGACCGATCGGACCGATCCGTCCTATTGTTTTGGCGGCTGGTTCTGCTGCGCCGGCCCGTCCTGTTGCGTGCCGTCGCCGACGGCGATCGTGACCCCGTCGGGCGTGGGCAAACTAGCCACTTCCCGCCAGGTGATGCCCAGGCCGGGATATTTCGCGTTGAGTTCCGCGGCCTTTTGCGCCGCGGCCTCGATCATCGCCGCGTTGTCTTCGACGATTTCGGCCCGCAATACATCGAGGTCCATGCCGCGCTCGGCCGCGCGCCGCCGCGGCGAGATCAGCCCGTTGCGGAGCCGCAGCAGATCGGCCGAGGCGTCCTGCAACGGTTGTATGTAAGGCCACGTGGGGTACTTCCAGCGATGCGCGAACACGTTGACGCCGCGCTCCAGCGCGCTGCGCAGGGCCGCGTCGGTGGCCAGCCAGCGATTGATTTTCCAGGTAACGATCGGCCGGTGCCACCGCCGCGAGAAACGCTTCTGGATACCGTGAAATCCCATGCGGGCCTGGTCGATGGCTCCCCGCCATCCGCTAAAGTTCGTCTCGCTTCCGTCCATCAAAACCATTACCAGGGGCATTCCCAGGTTGATGCCGATTAGGGTCAGCATCAGCTTCATGTGCGGGAAGAACTCGGGGTTTGGGATGTGGGGCGAATCCATCTTGAGCTTCTCGCCCGGCAGGCCGCCGATTTCCATCCCCGGTCCGACTCCCTGCAGGATGCGGCTGACGCCGCCGCCGAGCGATTCCTCGCTGCGGATTCCGCCCGGCGCCGGGCCGCCGACCTCGAAGTTGAGGTCCCGCTCGCGGAAAATCGCGAAGCAAGCGACCAGTTGACGCTGCACCAACGTCGCAAAGTTAATGTCTTCGACCATCCCGCAGATGTCGAAGATGGGGGCCAGCGCCGTAACGCCGCGGGTCTGCGAGATACGCTTCGAGACGAGCGCGTGGAAGACTTGTCTCACGCCGCCCTCGTCGTAGGTTGGGTACCGACGAATGTCGGCGACCTTCGTTACCGCATTTCGCAGCGGCGTGTCATCGGGAGTACACCAGTATTCTTCGCGTCGGCGCGTGACAGGATTCACCAGCACGCCGTGGACCACGTTGCGCGTGGTGCCGGTCGGCGTGCGGAGCCGGTGCCCCTCGACCATTTCGAGTTGGCCGCCGGAGGTGGCCAGGCCCAGCACGTCGCCGTCGACAAAGCAGTGCCGCAGGGCGAGCTGTTCCAGTTCCCAAAACGTGTATTCTCCGGCCAGGTCGAATTGTTGCGGATCGTTGGTTTCCGACTCGAACCGCTGCCGCAGGTCGGTATCGAGTTGCGCGTCGCCGGTTTGCGGATCGAAGCCGAACCCGTCCTGGATGATGTTCGTCACCGCGCGGTCGATGGTCTGCCCGACCACCGCGTCGTTACGGTCCATGTCGCGCGCGTACTCGACCACCTTGAAGTAATCGGTCTCGTTTCGATAGTGGTAGTCCGCGCCCGAGCCGAGCGGCAGCAGCCCGGTCCGCTGCCGGCGGAAGCGGTTCGATTTCGCCGCGCTGTAGTCGTTGCGCAGCGTCTCGAAGGACTGCGCGAGATTCACGTTGTCGGGCCGTCGCGGCATGGCATTTAGCCCACGGTGAAGACACCGGAGGCGAAGGGATCACTGGCGGAAATTCGAGAAGTCGCTATACGTGGTCTGCGGCGTGGAAGTGTCGTTGCCTATCAGCCACCGCTTGGCCTCGGTGATCTGCGCAGCGATCAGCTCTGGATTCAGGTCGATCTGCTCGCCCCCCGCCGTGCCGCCGTGCATCGCACGCTTCGGCAAAATCAGCAACAAAAGCCGACAGGCGGTGATAAACGCGCGGGCCTTGCCCGCGTCGCCGTCTTCGGCGTAGGAGGCAGTATCCTTATACGCGGCCAAAGTATCGGCCCGCGTGCTGGCGGAGTTTAGCGTGGACATGTCCGGAGCCTAGCCGATCGCGCGGCCTAATTACTGCGCCGTCCGGTGTTTCCGGGACCGGAAACGCCGGAAAGGGCGGAAATCAACACGGAGGCACGGACGGCACGGA